CGTAAGGCTGCACGGGGAGAGTAATTCAATGACTCAAAACTATGAACTGATTGTGAAAGGGATCCGCAATTTTGAGAATAAAGTTACGGTAACTTTAGCGTTACGGGACAAAAAACGCTTTGACGGGGAAATTTTTGACCTGGACATCTCGCTGGACCGTGTTGAAGGTGCCGCGCTGGAGTTTTATGAGGCAGCAGCCAGAAGGAGCATCAGACAGGTCTTCCTGGATGTTGCTGCCGGGTTATGTGAAGGGGATGAGCAGTCGCCGGAAAAGCGCCCCGTAATTTTAGAGGCGCAGGATGTGTTGATAACCTACAGAGGAAAACTACCGGGAATAATTACGGGTTCTCTGAAGAGTCCGCCGAAATGGTAATTTTACCAGCATATTTTTCATCCAGTAATACAGCAAGCCGCCTGAAAGAGTCTTGTTGTTCCTGAGACCATTTGGGATTGCATGATTCAAACTGGATTGATGCCAGCGTTGATTGCATCTGTTCCCTTGGAATTGAGAATGCCAGATATGAGAAGGCGACGGTAAGGGTATTCACGTCTTCCCGAAGCCTGGAAATGCTGTCGAGCAACTCCTGTAGAGAAATGGTGTTATTGTCCATAAATAATCCTCATGATTGTATTGACCTGTTAGCAGCCTGAGGCAACAGGCTGGAACTGATAAACATATCCAGGGCTCAGAAACCGATAAATCCTGATAAATATCCATGAACGCAAAAATCAGATACGGCCTGTCGGCTGCCGTTCTGGCGCTGATTGCCGCTGGTGCGCCTGCGCCTGACATTCTCGACCAGTTTCTGGATGAAAAGGAAGGTAACCACACCACGGCATACCGTGATGGCGCGGGTATCTGGACCATCTGCCGCGGTGCCATCCTGGTGGATGGCAAACCTGTCGTTCCGGGCATGAAGTTGTCGAAGGAAAAATGCGACCGGGTTAACGCCATTGAGCGTGATAAGGCGCTGGCATGGGTGGAGAAAAACATCAAAGTGCCATTGAGCGAACCCCAGAAAGCGGGGATCGCGTCATTCTGTCCGTACAACATTGGTCCCGGTAAGTGTTTCCCGTCGACGTTTTATAAACGAATTAATGCAGGTGATCGCAGGGGAGCGTGTGAGGCGATTCGCTGGTGGATTAAGGACGGTGGCAGAGACTGCCGTATTCGTTCAAACAACTGCTACGGTCAGGTATCCCGTCGTGACCAGGAGAGCGCGCTGGCGTGCTGGGGTATCGACAGATAAGCAGAATATTTTGCTGAAAAATGCGGTTTGCTTACACGGACGGATAACACGAAATCCTGCGAACTGACAAAAACTAAGTGAATAAAAGTAAAAACCCCGTTTGTTGGCTGCAAGCGGGGTTTTGTGTTTCCTGACTCTGGAAAAGTCAAAGGAGAAAGTGTGTTTGATTTTAGCAAACTGATTCGGGAGATTCGAGTGATGGCTGAAAAATTATCCACCTGGAAGTTCATTCTTATCTGGCTGGTGTTTGTGATTATGGCCTCCGGTTATTTCATCGGTCAGATACGCTGGTGGTGAAATGAACCGCGTACTGTGCGTGGTCATCATTGCCCTGCTGGTGGCCTGTGGTGCGCTTAGTCTGGGGCTGAATCATTACCGTGATAACGCCATAACCTACAAAGAGCAGCGCGATAAAAAAGTCAGTGAGCTGGAGCAGGCAAATGCAACCATTACTGATATGCAGCAGCGCCAGCGTGATGTTGCTGCACTTGATGCCAGATACTCGAGGGAATTAGCCGATGCGAGAGCTGAAAATGAAACTCTGCGCGCTGACGTTGCCGCTGGTCGTAAGCGCCTGCGGATCAACGCCACCTGCCCCGGTACCGTGCGTGAAGCCCCCACCACCTCCGGCGTGGATAATGCAACCGGCCCCCGACTGGCAGACACCGCTGAACGGGATTATTTCACTCTCAGAGAGCGGTTGATGCTGATGCAGAAGCAGCTGGAAGTGGCGCAGGAATATATCCGCACTCAGTGCCTGAAATAAGTTTTGCTGATGCGCGGTATTGTCGCCGTATCCCCGCATTAACAGAGACCGCAGCCCGACCGGGAGACTCCTCTGCGCGAGTGTGCGGGGATAATCAAAAACGATACACACCGGGGTTTACCGCGTTAACGGAGCGCGGCGTTGTCCCCTCATAGTCGCCTGTCCGGTGCGATGGTGGAAGAAACTGGACTACATTGAAAATGATAACCATTATCATTTTTGCGGGTCCTTTCCGGCGATCCGGGCCGTTACGGGGCGGCGACCTCGCGGTTTTTCACTATTTATGAAAATTTTTCAGGGAAAATCGTGTCGGTACTTCTCGAATATAACTTTTTGTTTTTTTTTATATTGCATCCGTAAAGGTCCGACATGAAAGTGTCCGAAAATGCCTTTTTCTGGCGTTTTCATGTCGGGCCTTGTATTTGATAATGGGTTGTTTTCATGAAGGTTAATAAAAAGAGGCTTGCCGAAATTTTCAACGTGGACCCGCGGACGATTGAACGCTGGCAGTCTCAGGGACTCCCTTGCGCCTCCAAAGGGAGTAAGGGCATTGAATCTGTATTTGATACTGCCATGGCAATTCAGTGGTATGCGCAGAGGGAAACTGATATCGAAAACGAAAAGCTCCGCAAAGAACTGGACGATTTGCGTGCGGCAGCGGAGTCAGATTTACAACCCGGCACCATTGACTATGAACGCTACCGGCTCACAAAAGCGCAGGCAGATGCGCAGGAACTGAAAAATGCCCGTGAAGACGGAGTAGTGCTGGAAACTGAACTGTTTACCTTCATTCTGCAACGTGTGGCACAGGAGATTTCGGGGATACTTGTGCGTGTGCCGTTGACATTACAGCGTAAATATCCGGACATTTCACCATCACACCTTGATGTGGTGAAAACTGAAATCGCGAAAGCCTCCAATGTTTCAGCTAAGGCCGGTGAAAACGTGGGCGGGTGGATCGATGATTTCAGACGCGCAGAAGGCAGCTAATGCAGCCGGTGCGATAGCAACAGGGCTTTTATCTCTCATTATTCCTGTTCCACTGACGACAGTTCAGTGGGCCAATAAACATTATTACCTTCCTAAAGAGTCGTCTTATACCCCGGGGCGGTGGGAAACACTGCCGTTTCAGGTTGGCATCATGAACTGTATGGGCAACGATTTGATTCGCACTGTTAACCTGATTAAATCTGCCCGTGTTGGTTATACAAAGATGTTGCTGGGAGTGGAGGCTTATTTTATTGAGCATAAATCACGCAACAGCCTTCTTTTTCAGCCCACGGACTCAGCTGCTGAAGATTTTATGAAATCTCATGTTGAGCCAACGATAAGGGAGGTTCCTGCGTTGCTGGAGCTGGCTCCATGGTTCGGAAGAAAACACCGCGATAATACGCTCACCCTGAAGCGTTTTTCCTCCGGTGTGGGTTTCTGGTGTCTGGGGGGAGCGGCAGCAAAAAACTACCGTGAAAAATCCGTGGATGTGGTCTGTTATGACGAGCTTTCCTCGTTCGAACCGGATGTTGAAAAAGAGGGTTCGCCAACCCTGCTGGGGGATAAACGTATTGAGGGCTCTGTATGGCCCAAATCCATTCGCGGCTCGACTCCTAAAATCAAAGGCTCCTGCCAGATCGAAAAAGCCGCTAACGAGTCGGCACACTTCATGCGTTTTTATGTGCCCTGTCCGCACTGTGGGGAGGAGCAGTATCTGAAATTTGGCGATGAGTCCACGCCTTTTGGGCTTAAATGGGAGAAGGACAGCCCCGAAAGCGTTTTCTACCTCTGTGAGCATCATGGCTGCGTGATCCATCAGTCTGAACTGGACCAGAGTAACGGGCGGTGGATCTGTGAAAACACGGGCATGTGGACCCGTGACGGCCTGACGTTTTTCAGCGCTGCGGGTAATGAAATTCCGCCGCCGCGCTCCATCACTTTCCATATCTGGACGGCGTACAGTCCGTTCACCACCTGGGTACAGATTGTCTATGACTGGCTGGATGCACTGAAAGATCCCAACGGCCTGAAAACCTTTGTGAACACCACGCTGGGCGAGACCTGGGAAGAGGCTGTGGGCGAAAAAATCGATCACCAGGTACTGATGGATAAGGTTGTGCGTTACACGGCGGCGGTGCCTGCCCGGGTGGTTTATCTGACGGCGGGCATTGACTCGCAGCGAAACCGTTTTGAGATGTATGTCTGGGGATGGGCTCCGGGAGAGGAAGCCTTTCTGGTGGATAAAATCATCATTATGGGGCGTCCCGATGAGGAAGAGACGCTGTTACGTGTGGATGCGGCGATCAACAAAAAATACCGCCATGCAGACGGAACCGAAATGACTATTTCCCGTGTCTGCTGGGACATCGGGGGGATCGATGGCGAAATCGTTTATCAGAGGTCAAAAAAACACGGTGTTTTCCGGGTGCTGCCGGTAAAAGGCGCATCTGTCTATGGCAAGCCGGTGATCACCATGCCAAAAACCCGCAATCAGCGGGGCGTGTATCTGTGTGAAGTGGGGACGGACACCGCAAAAGAAATTCTCTATGCCCGTATGAAAGCCGATCCCACGCCTGTGGATGAAGCCACGTCGTATGCCATCCGTTTTCCTGATGATCCGGAGATTTTTTCGCAGACAGAGGCGCAGCAACTGGTCGCGGAAGAGCTTGTGGAGAAGTGGGAAAAAGGAAAGATGCGTCTGCTGTGGGATAACAAAAAGCGGCGTAACGAAGCGCTGGACTGCCTGGTGTATGCCTACGCGGCATTACGTGTGTCCGTGCAACGCTGGCAGCTTGATCTGGCTGTACTGGCAAAATCCCGGGAAGAAGAGACGACCCGGCCAACCCTTAAAGAACTGGCAGCGAAGCTGTCCGGAGGAGTGAATGGTTACAGTCGCTGAACTGCAGGCGCTGCGTCAGGCGCGCCTTGATTTATTAACCGGTAAACGGGTGGTGTCTGTCCAGAAAGATGGTCGCAGAATTGAATATACGGCGGCTTCTCTGGATGAGCTTAACCGGGCGATCAATGATGCGGAGTCGGTACTGGGGACAACCCGGCGTCGCCGTCGTCCGCTGGGAGTGAGGTTATGAAACGAACGCCTGTCCTGATTGATGTGAACGGCGTTCCGCTTCGTGAGAGTCTCAGCTACAACGGGGGCGGTGCAGGATTTGGCGGGCAAATGGCTGAGTGGTTGCCACCGGCGCAGAGTGCCGATGCGGCCCTGCTACCCGCGTTGCGTCTGGGGAATGCCCGGGCAGATGATCTGGTGCGCAATAACGGAATAGCGGCTAATGCGGTGGCTCTGCATAAGGATCACATTGTCGGGCATATGTTTCTGATCAGCTACCGTCCGAACTGGCGCTGGCTGGGGATGCGGGAGACCGCAGCAAAAAGCTTTGTCGATGAGGTGGAGGCGGCCTGGTCGGAATACGCCGAAGGGATGTTTGGCGAGATCGACGTGGAAGGAAAACGCACGTTCACGGAATTTATCCGTGAAGGTGTGGGCGTTCATGCGTTTAACGGCGAAATCTTTGTGCAGCCGGTCTGGGATACGGAAACCACGCAGTTATTCCGTACGCGTTTTAAAGCCGTGAGTCCGAAACGGGTGGACACGCCTGGACACGGTATGGGGAACCGTTTTCTGCGGGCCGGTGTGGAGGTCGATCGATATGGCCGTGCCGTCGCGTACCATATTTGTGAGGACGATTTTCCGTTCTCTGGTAGTGGACGATGGGAACGGATCCCGCGTGAACTTCCCACCGGGCGTCCGGCCATGCTGCATATTTTCGAGCCGGTGGAGGACGGGCAGACCCGTGGGGCTAATCAGTTTTACAGCGTCATGGAACGGCTGAAGATGCTCGATTCCCTGCAGGCAACACAGCTTCAGTCGGCCATAGTGAAGGCGATGTATGCAGCGACGATTGAAAGTGAACTTGATACCGAAAAGGCCTTTGAATATATCGCCGGTGCGCCGCAGGGGCAGAAGGATAATCCGCTTATTAATATTCTGGATAAGTTCTCCACCTGGTATGACACGAATAGCGTGACGCTGGGCGGTGTCAAAATTCCGCACCTTTTCCCCGGTGATGATCTGAAACTTCAGACCGCGCAGGATTCAGACAATGGATTTTCGGCGCTTGAACAGGCGCTGCTGCGGTATATCGCCGCCGGTCTTGGCGTTTCCTACGAACAGTTGTCCCGTGATTACTCGAAGGTCAGTTATTCAAGTGCCCGCGCATCCGCCAATGAGTCGTGGCGCTATTTTATGGGGCGGCGAAAATTTATTGCGTCCCGGCTGGCCACGCAGATGTTTTCCTGCTGGCTGGAAGAGGCACTTCTTCGGGGGATTATTCGTCCGCCACGGGCACGTTTTGATTTTTATCAGGCGCGATCAGCCTGGTCACGGGCTGAGTGGATTGGAGCCGGAAGAATGGCCATTGACGGGCTCAAGGAGGTTCAGGAATCAGTGATGCGCATTGAGGCCGGACTGAGCACGTATGAGAAAGAGCTGGCGCTGATGGGCGAGGATTATCAGGACATTTTCCGCCAGCAGGTCAGGGAATCTGCAGAGCGGGAAAAAGTCGGACTCTCACGTCCGGTGTGGATAGCGCAGGCGTATCAGCAGCAGATAGCGGAGAGTCGCAGGCCGGAAGAGGAGACAACACCACGTGAGACGTAATCTTTCACACATTATTGCCGCAGCATTCAATGAACCGCTGCTTCTGGAGCCCGCCTATGCGCGGGTTTTCTTTTGCGCGCTCGGGCGCGAGATGGGGGCAGCAAGTCTTTCGGTACCACAACAGCAGGTACAGCTTGATGCTCCCGGAATGCTGGCTGAAACGGACGAGTACATGGCCGGAGGTAAACGACCGGCCCGTGTTTACCGGGTGGTGAACGGTATTGCGGTACTGCCGGTGAGCGGCACGCTGGTGCACCGGCTGGGGGGGATGCGGCCATTTTCCGGAATGACTGGCTATGACGGCATTGTCGCCTGTCTTCAGCAGGCAATGGCAGATAGCCAGGTGCGGGGCATACTGCTGGACATTGACAGTCCGGGCGGGCAGGCCGCCGGCGCGTTTGACTGCGCTGACATGATTTACCGCCTCCGGCAGCAGAAGCCGGTCTGGGCACTGTGTAATGACACGGCCTGTTCTGCGGCCATGCTGCTGGCGTCGGCCTGCTCCCGACGGCTGGTTACCCAGACATCCCGTATCGGTTCCATTGGCGTGATGATGAGCCATGTCAGCTATGCCGGTCATCTGGCGCAGGCCGGTGTGGATATCACGCTGATTTACTCAGGGGCGCACAAGGTGGATGGCAATCAGTTTGAAGCGTTGCCGGCAGAGGTTCGCCAGGACATGCAGCAGCGGATTGATGCGGCGCGCCGGATGTTTGCCGAAAAAGTGGCGATGTTTACCGGTCTGTCTGTTGATGCAGTCACGGGAACAGAGGCCGCTGTTTTTGAAGGTCAGTCCGGCATTGAGGCCGGGCTGGCGGATGAATTAATCAATGCGTCGGATGCCATCAGTGTGATGGCCACGGCGCTGAACAGTAATGTCAGAGGAGGCACTATGCCGCAATTAACTGCAACGGAAGCCGCCGTGCAGGAGAACCAGCGAGTGATGGGGATCCTGACATGCCAGGAAGCGAAAGGACGTGAACAGCTTGCCACGATGCTGGCAGGGCAACAGGGCATGAGCGTTGAACAGGCCCGGGCGATTCTGGCCGCGGCGGCACCGCAGCAGCCGGTGGCATCCGCGCAGAGGGAAGCCGATCGCATTATGGCGTGTGAAGAAGCGAACGGTCGTGAACAACTGGCGGCAACGCTGGCGGCGATGCCGGAGATGACGGTGGAAAAAGCCCGCCCGATCCTGGCGGCTGCACCACTGGCGGATGCCGGGCCCTCGCTTCGTGATCAGATCATGGCCCTGGATGAGGCAAAAGGGGCAGAAGCGCAGGCTGAAAAACTGGCGGCCTGCCCGGGAATGACCGTGGAGAACGCCCGGGCTGTGCTGGCTGCGGGATCAGGTAAGGCCGAACCGGTCTCTGCATCCACAACAGCCCTGTTTGAACATTTCATGGCGAATCATTCACCGGCAGCGGTGCGGGGTGGCGTGTCACAGACGTCAGCAGACGGTGATGCGGACGTGAAAATGCTCATGGCCATGCCATGAAGTCAGTGCTGACCATCAATATGAGGTTTTAACAAAATGGTGACGAAAACCATCACTGAACAGCGTGCGGAAGTACGTATTTTTGCCGGTAATGATCCGGCTCATACCGCCACAGGCAGCAGCGGGATTTCTTCTGCAACACCGGCTCTGACGCCCCTGATGCTGGATGAAGCCACCGGGAAACTGGTGGTCTGGGATGGACAGAAAGCCGGTAGTGCGGTTGGCATACTGGTACTGCCGCTTGAAGGCACAGAGACGGTGCTGACCTATTACAAGTCGGGGACCTTTGCGACGGAGGCAATCCGCTGGCCTGACAGTGTGGATGAACACAAAAAGGCAAATGCCTTTGCCGGCACAGCCCTGAGTCACGCGGCTCTGCCGTAACACGTTATCAGGCCACCATGGTGACCTGACTGATTTCTGAATGAAAGGAACTGATTTATGGGATTGTTTACGACCCGCCAGTTACTCGGTTATACCGAACAAAAAGTGAAATTCCGTGCGCTGTTTCTGGAGCTGTTTTTCCGCCGTACGGTGAATTTCCACACCGAAGAGGTGATGCTGGACAAAATTACCGGAAAAACGCCGGTGGCGGCCTATGTCTCCCCGATCGTTGAAGGAAAAGTGCTTCGCCATCGCGGTGGTGAAACCCGCGTGTTACGTCCGGGCTACGTCAAGCCGAAACACGAATTTAATTACCAGCAGGCGGTTGAGCGCCTTCCTGGTGAAGATCCGGCTCAGCTGAACGACCCGGCCTACCGTCGTCTGCGTATCATTACCGATAACCTCAAACAGGAAGAGCACGCCATTGTCCAGGGGGAAGAAATGCAGGCGGTGAATGCCGTGCTGTATGGCAAATACACCATGGAAGGGGATCAGTTTGATACTGTCGAGGTGGATTTCGGGCGCTCTGAAGGAAATAACATTGAGCAGGCTGACGGTAAAAAATGGTCTGAGCAGGACCGTGATACGTTTGATCCGACGCATGATATTGACCTCTACTGCGATCAGGCCAGCGGCCTTGTGAATATCGCCATTATGGACGGTACGGTCTGGCGTCTGCTGAATGGCTTTAAGCTGTTCCGCGAAAAACTGGATACCCGTCGCGGCTCAAATTCACAACTCGAAACGGCAGTGAAAGATCTGGGCGCAGTGGTGTCCTTCAAGGGGTATTACGGCGATCTGGCCATTGTGGTGGCGAAAACGTCTTATGTGGCAGAGGACGGTACCGAAAAACGTTATCTGCCGGAGGGCATGCTGGTGTTGGGGAATACGGCGGCAGAGGGGATTCGTTGCTATGGTGCCATTAAGGATGCACAGGCGTTGTCTGAAGGAGTGGTGGCTTCTTCCCGTTACCCGAAACACTGGCTGACCGTGGGCGATCCGTCCTGTGAATTCACCATGACGCAGTCCGCTCCGCTGATGGTGCTGCCGGATCCGGATGAGTTTGTGGTGGTACAGGTGAAATAATCCGTGAGCGGGGGCGAAATGCCCCCGTGTCTTTTTTCACAGGAGGCTGAGATGGCAACAAAAGAAGAAAATCTGAATCGTCTTCGTCAACTGGCTGACCTGCTGGGGCGCGAGGCGGATATGTCGGGGAGTGCTGCGGATATTGCTCAACGTGTGTCTGAGTGGGAAGAGGAGCTTGCTGTTTCCCCGGAGGGCATTATGCACTCTGATGAGAGCGGGGCTGATCAAAATCACACAGACGATGGTGAGCAGTTGAACAACACGGATGCTCCGGATGATGTTAAAGCCGTCCGGGTACGGAAGTGCCTGCAAGTAATGGGGTATTGCCCGGAGACAGGTCGTCCCGTTGAGCTGGCGTTACGGGGTATGCGTGTTCTGGTGCCATCATCACTGGCAACGGCCATGATACAGCACGGAACGGCTGAATATGCGTGATTTTCAGAATGCCTTTGATGCTGCCCTCGCCGGGGTAGACAGTACGATCGTTGAAGTGATGGGGCTCTGTGCGCAGTTCACCTCGGGGGCACAGTGTGGCAGCGAAGTTCAGGGGGTTTTTGATGATCCGGAGTCGCTGGGGTTTGCCGGTGGCGGGGTCCGTATTGAAGGAAGCAGCCCGTCATTATTTGTGCGGACGGATACGGTTCGTGCCGTGCGGCGTGGTGACACGCTGACCATTAATGGTGAGATATTCTGGGTGGATCGTGTTTCTCCGGATGACGGGGGCAGCTGTTATCTCTGGCTCAACCGTGGTCAACCACCCGCAGTTAACCGGCGACGATAAACGCAGGGTGAAATTATGGCGATAAAAGGGCTTGATCAGGCGATTGACAATCTGAGCCGGGTTCGTAAAAACGCCATTCCGGCGGCTTCAGCAATGGCCATTAACCGCGTGGCCACAACGGCGATTAATCAGTCTTCATCACAGGTTGCCCGGGAGACAAAGATTCGCCGGAAACTGGTTAAGGAACGGTCCAGACTGAAACGGGCGACGGTCAGAAATCCGAATGCCAGAATTATCGTTAACCGCGGTGATCTCCCTGTGATTAAGCTGGGGATCAGGATGCTGGGGCGTCGCCCGAACAGCATACTTAAAGCCGGTCAGCATCGGTATCAGCGGGCATTTATTCAGCGATTAAAAAATGGTCGCTGGCATGTCATGCAGCGTGTGGCCGGGAAAAACCGTTACCCCATTGATGTGGTGAAAATCCCGATGGCGGCCCCACTGAAACAGGCATTTGATGAGAATGTTGACCGTATCCGGCGTGAACGCCTGCCTAAAGAACTGGCATACGCGCTGAAACAACAACTGAGGATTGCAATAAAACGATGAAACACACTGACATTCGTGCCGCAGTGCTGGATGCACTCGAGCAGCATGAACACGGGGCGACGCTGTTTGATGGTCGCCCCGTTGTTTTTGACGAAGAGGATTTTCCTGCGATCGCGGTTTATCTGACGGATGCAGAGTATACCGGTGAAGAGCTGGATGCAGATACCTGGCGGGCCACGCTGCATATTGAGGTGTTTTTACCGGCACAGGTACCGGATTCAGAGCTTGATCAGTGGATGGAAAGCCGGATTTACCCGGCGATGACCGCGATCCCGGCACTGGCAGGACTGATTACCACGATGGTTACGCAGGGCTATGAGTATCGTCGTGATGACGATATGGCGTTATGGAGTTCTGCAGATCTGACTTATTCCATTACATACGAGATGTGAGGACGATATGGCAACACCAAATCCCCTTGAGCCGGTAAAAGGTGCCGGTACCACTCTGTGGGTTTACAACGGCAAGGGTGATGCTTATGCAAACCCGTTGTCAGACGATGACTGGCAGCGACTGGCTAAGGTGAAGGATCTGACGCCGGGCGAGATGACGGCAGAATCCTACGATGATAACTACCTGGATGATGAAGACGCGGACTGGACCGCGACCGGGCAGGGGCAGAAATCTGCAGGTGATACCAGTTTTACGCTGGCCTGGAAACCGGGAGAGGAAGGCCAGAAAGGGCTTATAGGCTGGTTTGAAAGCGGCGATGTCCGGGCCTATAAAATCCGTTTTCCGAATGGCACGGTGGATGTGTTTCGTGGCTGGGGCAGCAGTATCGGTAAGGCCGTGACGGCGAAAGAAGTGATCACCCGCACGGTGAAAGTCACTAACGTGGGTAAACCTTCTGTAGCGGAAGAACGCAGCAAAATTACGCCGGTCAGTGCGATTAAGGTGACGCCGACATCCGGTACGGTGGCAAAAGGGAAAACAACCACCCTGACGGTTTCTTTTGAGCCGGAAAGTGCAACCGACAAGACGTTCAGAGCGGTTTCCGCCGATCCGTCGAAAGCCACCATTAGTGTGAAAGATATGACAATTACGGTAAACGGCGTGGCGACAGGTAAGGTGCAGATCCCTGTGGTGAGCGGAAATGGTCAGTTCGCCGCAGTGGCTGAAGTCACCGTTACTGAAGCGGGCGCTGCAGGGTAAACGGAGGTAATACATGTTTCTGAAAACAGAACAATTTGAATATAACGGTGTGTCTGTCACGCTTTCCGAATTGTCTGCGCTGCAGCGTATCGAGCATCTTGCCCTCCTGAAACGGCGTGCAGAACAGGCAGAATCCTGCGGCAACCTGCAGGTAAGCGTGGAAGATCTCGTCAGAACCGGCGCGTTTCTGGTGGCGATGTCCCTGTGGCATAACCATCCACAGAAAACGCAGTCACCGTCAATGAATGAGGCCGTGATGAAGATAGAGCAGGAAGTGCTCACCACCTGGCCTGCCGATGCCATTGCCCGGGCGGAAGACGTGGTGTTGTGCCTGTCCGGGATGATCGAAGCTGTTCGTCCGGATACTGATATTACTGAAGTGGCGAAAAATAACACGCTGACTGATGATGATTTTTCTGCGGGAAAGTCTTCGACGGCGAGCTGAACTTTGCCCTCAGACTGGCGCGTGAGATGGGGAGACCCGACTGGCGCGCCATGCTTGCCGGGATGACATCCACCGAATATGCCGACTGGCACCGTTTTTACCGCACGCATTATTTTCAGGATACCCAGCTGGATATGCATTTTTCCGGGCTGACGTACGCTGTACTCAGCCTGTTTTTTTGCGATCCGGATATGCATCCCTCTGATTTCAGTCTGCTTGTCCCCCGGCATGAGGAAGAGCAGGTGGAGAGGCCGGATGAGGACAAAATGCTGATGCAGAAAGCGGCAGGACTTGCCGGAGGCGTCCGGTTCGGTGGGGACGGAGGGCGCGATATTTTATCGTCTGCGGATGTGGCGGATGTCATGGTGGATGATGCCGCATTAATGATGGCTTCAGCGGGGATTCCGGGAGGTGTGAGATATGTCCCAGCCGGTTGGTGATCTTGTTATTGACCTGAGTCTGGATGCTGTCCGTTTCGATGAGCAGATGAGCCGGGTAAGGCGTCATTTTTCAGGTCTGGATACCGACGCCAGAAAAACCGCCAGTGCTGTTGAACAGGGCCTGAGCCGCCAGGCGCTGGCTGCACAAAAAGCCGGGATTTCCGTCGGGCAGTATAAAGCGGCCATGCGAACCCTGCCCGCACAGTTTACGGATATCGCCACGCAGCTTGCCGGTGGTCAGAATCCCTGGTTGATCCTGCTGCAACAGGGCGGTCAGGTGAAGGACTCCTTCGGCGGGATGATCCCCATGTTCAGGGGGCTTGCCGGTGCGATCACCCTGCCGATGGTCGGGGTCACCTCGCTGGCGGTGGCGACAGGTGCGCTGGCGTACGCCTGGTACCAGGGCGACGCCACGCTTTCAGAATTTAATAAAACGCTGGTCCTTTCCGGCAATCAGGCCGGACTGACTGCCGATCGTATGCTGACGCTCTCAAGAGCCGGGCAGGCAGCAGGGCTGACGTTTAACCAGGCGAGAGAGTCACTGGCAGCCCTGGTGAATGCCGGTGTGCGTGGTGGTGAACAGTTTGATGCCATCAACCAGAGTGTCGCGCGTTTTGCGTCTGCATCCGGTGTGGAGGTGGATAAAGTCGCTGAAGCCTTCGGGAAGCTGACCACTGACCCGACGTCGGGACTGATGGCGATGGCGCGCCAGTTCCGTAACGTGACGGCAGAGCAGATTGCGTATGTTGCACAGCTGCAGCGTTCCGGAGACGAGGCCGGGGCATTGCAGGCGGCGAACGATATCGCCACGAAAGGCTTTGATGAGCAGACCCGTCGCCTGAAAGAAAACATGGGAACACTGGAGACCTGGGCGGATAAAACAGGGAAGGCATTCAAATCGATGTGGGATGCCATTCTGGATATCGGTCGTCCGGAATCCTCAGCGGATATGCTCGCCAGTGCGCAGAAGGCATTTGATGAGGCGGATAAAAAATGGCAGTGGTACCAGAGCCGGAGCCAGCGCCGGGGAAAGACCTCCTCTTTTCGTGCGAACCTTCAGGGGGCATGGGATGACCGGGAAAATGCCCGTCTGGGTCTGGCAGCGGCCACGCTGCAGTCGGATATGGAAAAAGCCGGTGAACTGGCGGCAAGGGACAGGGCTGAGCGTGAGTCGTCACAGCTGAAGTATACCGGAGAGGCGCAGAAGGCGTATGAGCGCCTGCAGACGCCGCTGGATAAATATACCGCCCGTCAGAAAGAGCTGAATAAGGCCCTGAAAGACGGAAAAATCCTGCAGGCGGATTACAACACGCTGATGGCGTCGGCAAAAAAGGATTATGAATCGACGCTGAAAAAGCCGTCAGGTGTGAAGGTGTCTGCCGGTGAGCGCCAGGAAGACCGGGCGCATGCAGCCCTGCTGGCGCTTGAAACCGAGCTCAGGACGCTGGAAAAACACAGCGGTGTGAATGAGAAAATCAGCCAGCAGCGCCGGGATTTATGGGAAGCGGAAAGTCAGTATGTGGTCCTGAAAGAGGCCGCCACGAAACGGCAGTTATCTGAGCAGGAAAAATCCCTGCTGGCTCATGAGAAAGAGACGCTGGAGTACAAACGCCAGCTGGCTGAGCTGGGAGACAAGATTGAACACCAGAAGCGGCTGAATGAGCTGGCACAGCAGGCGGCGCGGTTTGAACAGCAGCAAAGCGCGAAGCAGGCGGCAATCAGCGCAAAAGCCCGCGGCCTCACCGACCGTCAGGCGCAGCGGGAGTCGGAAGAGCAGCGCCTTCGTGAGGTGTACGGTGATAATCCGGCTGCGCTGGCGAAGGCCACATCGGCACTGAAGAACACCTGGTCTGCGGAGGAGCAGCTTCGTGGAAGCTGGATGGCCGGGATGAAGTCCGGCTGGGGAGAGTGGGCGGAAAGTGCGACGGACAGTTTTTCGCAGGTTAAAAGTGTGGCCACGCAGACCTTTGACGGTATTGCACAGAATATGGCAGCGATGCTGACCGGCAGCGAACAGAACTGGCGTGGTTTCACCCGTTCTGTGCTGTCCATGCTGACAGAGATTTTTCTGAAGCAGGCGATGGTGGGGATAGTCGGGAGTATCGGCAGCGCCATTGGCGGGGCTGTTGGTGGCGGCGCATCCGCGTCAGGCGGTACAGCCATTCAGGCTGCGGCGGCGAACTTCCATTTCGCGACCGGGGGATTTACGGGGACGGGGGGTAAATATGAACCTGCGGGGATTGTTCATCGCGGGGAGTTTGTCTTCACGAAGGAGGCGACCAGCCGGATTGGTGTCGGCAATCTGTACCGCCTGATGCGGGGCTATGCGGAAGGTGGTTATGTCGGCGGTGCCGGAAGTCCGGCGCAGATGCGGCGGGCGGAAGGCATTAATTTTAATCAGAACAATCACGTGGTGATTCAGAACGACGGCCCCAACGGGCGGGCAGGGCCGCAGCTGATGAAAGCGGTGTATGAGATGGCCCGCAAGGGGGCACAGGATGAACTCCGGCTGCAGTTGCGTGATGGCGGTATGTTATCAGGGAGCGGTGGATGAAAACCTTTCGCTGGAAAGTGAAGCCGGATATGGAGGTGAACTCGCAGCCATCGGTGCGTGAAGTGCGTTTTGGTGACGGGTACTCACAGCGTATGGCGGCAGGGCTGAATGCTGACCTGAAAACATACAGGGTGACGCTTTCCGTGACCCGGGAGGAGGCCCGGCATCTGGAAGCGTTCCTGGCAGAGCACGGTGGCTGGAAGGCATTTTTGTGGAAGCCACCCTATGCATACCGGCAGATAAAGGTGACCTGTGCCGGGTGGTCTGCGCGGGTCGGGATGTTGCGCGTTGAGTTCAGCGCGGAGTTTAAGCAGGTGGTGAACTGATGCAGGATATTCGCGAAGAAAGTCTGAACGAGTCGGTTAAGTCAGAGCAGTCACCGCGGGTGGTACTCTGGGAAATCGACCTGACGGTACAGGGTGGTGAGCGGTATTTTTTCTGTAATGAGCTGAATGAAAAAGGGGAGCCGGTCACCTGGCAGGGGCGTAAGTATGAGGCGTACCCGATTGATGGCAGCGGCTTTGAAATGAACGGGAAAGGCAGCAGTGCCAGACCGTCGCTGACGGTGTCCAATCTGTTCGGCCTTGTCACCGGGATGGCGGAAGACCTGCAGAGTCTGGTGGGGGCCACGGTGGTCCGCCGCCGGGTGTATGCCCGTTTTCTGGATGCGGTGAATTTTGTGGCGGGCAATCCGGAAGCGGACCCGGAGCAGGAGCTGAGCGACCGCTGGGTGGTGGAGCAGATGTCGCAGCTGACAGCCATGACGGCCTCGTTTGTGCTGGCCACACCGACCGAGACGGACGGAGCGCAGTTTCCCGGTCGTATCATGCTGGCGAACACCTGTATGTGGACCTACCGCTCTGATGAGTGTGGTTACACGGGCGGGGCTGTGGCGGATGAGTTCGATAAACCCACCACGGATATCCGTAAGGACAGATGCAGCAAGTGCATGCGCGGGTGTGAACTGCGCAGGAATGTCGGCAATTTTGGCGGTTTCCTTTCCATTAATAAACTTTCGCAGTAAATCCCGGTTTATGACACAGACTGAATCAGCGATTCTGGCGCATGCCCGGCGGTGTGCGCCTGCGGAGTCGTGCGGCTTCGTGATAAGCACGCCGGAGGGGGAGCGGTATATCCCTTGTGTGAATATTTCCGCAGAGCCGGAGGCGTATTTTCGTATCGCACCGGAAGACTGGCTGCGGGCAGAGATACAGGGGGAGATTGTGGCACTGGTCCACAGTCATCCCGGTGAGCTGCCCTGGCTGAGCGAGGCTGACCGGCGGCTGCAGATAAAAAGCGCACTGCCCTGGTGGCTGGTCTGCCGGGGGGAAATTCATAAATTCTGCTGTGTGCCACATCTGACAGGACGGCGCTTTGAGCACGGGGTGACGGACTGTTACACGCTGTTCCGGGATGCATACCATCTGGCGGGAATTGATATGCCGGATTTTCATCGCGAGGATGACTGGTGGCGCAACGGCCAGAACCTGTACCTGGACAATATGGCAGTCACCGGCTTTTACCGGGTGCCCCTGTCCTCTGCACAGCCGGGCGATATCCTGCTGTGCTGCTTCGGCGCATCGGTGGCTAATCATGCCGCCATTTACTGCGGCAACGGTGAACTGCTTCACCATATTCCTGAACAACTGAGTAAACGGGAGAGGTATTCCGAAAAATGGCAACGACGAACGCATTCTGTCTGGCGTCACCGCCACTGGCACACATCTGCCTTCACGGGGATTTACAACGATTTGGCCGCCGCCTCAGCCTGTATGTGAACACGGCAGCGGAAGCCATTCGCGCCCTGTCGATGCAGATGCCGGGCTTTCGCCTTCAGATGAACGAAGGCTGGTACCAGATACGTATTGCCGGTGAAGACACGGCACCGGAGGTGGTGTACGCCCGCCTTCACGAACAGCTGGGTGAGGGAACGGTCATCCACATTGTGCCGCGACTGGCCGGGGCCGGAAAGGGTGGACTGCAGATTGTGTTGGGGGCGGCAGCCATCGTGGGCTCTTTCTTCACTGCCGGGGCATCAATGGCGTTATGGGGTTCAGCCCTGGCAGCCGGTGGTTTTTCTGCCACCACGATGCTGTTTTCACTTGGAGCCAGCATGATTCTGGGCGGTGTGGCCCAGATGCTGGCCCCGAAGGCAAAAACACCGGATTACCGCGCAACGGATAACGGCAGACAGAACACGTACTTTTCCTCGCTGGATAACATGATTGCCCAGGGGAACTCGATGCCGGTGCCTTACGGGGAAATGCTGGTTGGCTCCCGCCGTATATCCCAGGACATCAGCACCCGTGATGAAGGCGGGGGCGGAAAGGTCGTGGTTATCGGGCGACAGGGATAAAACATAAAAAAATCCCGCAGTGATCGCGGAGCTGCGGGGACAGACAAATGAAGATCAATGTGAAGGAGTTGTTTTTGTTACTCGGGCAAAAAAACACTAACGCAGTGAAATTATACGCGCCACAGTCAGTGTGTGAAAATGTGAAGATATTCAGAAATTTTATTCCGTCATGACGCAGGCACCCGGTGAGGTGCCTGTTGTTTTTGTGAGTGAACAATTATCACGGTAAGAGGTGATGTAATGGGCAAAGGTGGCGGCAAGGCGCACACACCGCGTGAGGCGAAAGACAATCTCAAATCCACGCAGATGATGAGCGTGATTGATGCGATTGGTGAGGGGCCGATAGATGGCCCGGTGAAAGGCCTGCAGAGTATTCTGGTGAACAAAACCCCGCTGACGGACACGGACGGTAATCCCGTGATACACGGTGTGACCGCGGTCTGGCGTGCCGGGGAGCAGGAGCAGACACCACCGGAAGGCTTTGAGTCCTCCGGCTCTGAAACTGTACTGGGTGTCGAAGTGACCAGGGCAAAACCGGTAACACGCACCATTACGTCAGCGAACATTGACCGCCTGCGGGTGACCTTCGGGGTGCAGTCACTGGTGGAGACCACGTCAAAGGGTGACCGTAATCCGTCCTCTGTCCGTCTGCTGATTCAGTTACAGCGTAACGGTAACTGGGTGACAGAAAAGGATGTCACCATTAACGGCAAGACCACCTCACAGTTCCTGGCCTCGGTGATTCTGGATAATCTGCCTCCCCGCCCCTTTAACATCCGGATGGTCAGGGAGACGGCGGACAGCACCACGGACCAGCTGCAGAACAGAACGCTGTGGTCGTCATACACCGAAATCATCGATGTGAAACAGTGCTACCCGAACACGGCCATTGTGGGGATGCAGGTGGATGCGGAGCAGTTTGGTGGTCAGCAGATGACGGTGAACTACCATATCCGCGGTCGCATCATCCAGGTGCCGTCAAACTATGACCCGGAAAAACGCACGTACAGTGGTATCTGGGACGGCAGTCTGAAACCGGCATACAGCAACAATCCGGCTTGGTGTCTGTGGGACATGCTGACTCACCCGCGCTACGGCATGGGAAAACGTCTGGGGGCGGCGGATGTGGACAAGTGGGCGCTGTATGCCATCGGGCAGTACTGCGACCAGATGGTGCCGGATGGCTTCGGGGGCACCGAGCCGCGGATGACCTTCAATGCGTACCTGGCACAACAGCGTAAGGCGTGGGATGTTCTCAGTGATTTCTGCTCGGCGATGCGCTGTATGCCGGTATGGAACGGCCAGATGCTGACGTTTGTTCAGGACCGCCTGTCGGATGTGGTGTGGCCGTACACCAACAGCGATGTGGTGGTGGATGATAACGGCGTGGGGTTCCGCTACAGCTTCAGTGCCCTGAAGGACCGGCACACGGCGGTGGAGGTGAATTACACCGACCCGCAGAACGGCTGGCAGACCTCCACGGAGCTGGTGGAAGACCCGGAAGCCATACTGCGCTACGGGCGCAATCTGCTGAAGATGGACGCGTTCGGCTGTACCAGCCGCGGTCAGGCCCACCGTGCCGGACTGTGGGTGATAAAGACCGAACTGCTGGAAACGCAGACGGTGGATTTCACGCTCGGGTCTCAGGGGCTGCGGCACACACCCGGTGACATTATTGAAATCTGTGATAATGACTATGCCGGGACCCTGACCGGCGGACGTGTCCTGTCCATTGATGCTGCCACCCGCACCCTGACGCTGGACCGTGAGGTTACCCTGCCGGAGACCGGTGCCGCCACGGTGAACCTGATTAACGGCAGCGGTAAGCCGGTGAGTGTGGACATCACCGAACACCCCGCGCCGGACCGGATACAGGTCAGTACCCTGCCTGATGGTGTGGAGACATACGGGGTGTGGGGACTCTCCCTGCCGTCACTGCGCCGTCGCCTGTTCCGCTGTGTCTCCATCCGGGAAAACACGGACGGCACCTTTGCCATCACGGCGGTGCAGCACGTACCGGAAAAAGAAGCCATCGTGGATAACGGTGCCCGCTTTGAGCCGCAGTCAGGTTCCCTGAACAGCGTCATCCCACCGGCAGTGCAGCACCTGACGGTGGAGGTGAGCGCAGCTGACGGCCAGTATCTGGCGCAGGCGAAATGGGACACGCCGCGGGTGGTGAAGGGTGTGCGCTTCAGTCTGCGCCTGACCAGTGGTAAGGGAACGGATGCCAGACTGGTGACCACCGCCATCACCGCAGACACGGAGCACCGTTTCAGCGGCCTGCCGCTCGGGGAATACACCCTGACGGTGCGGGCGATAAACAGCTATGGCCAGCAGGGTGAACCTGCCACCACCACCTTCCGGATTACCGCACCGGCAGCACCGTCGCGGATTGAGCTGACGCCGGGCTATTTTCAGATAACCGCAACGCCACATCTTGCCGTTTATGACCCGACGGTACAGTTTGAGTTCTGGTTCTCGGAAAAGCGGATTGCGGATATCAGGCAGGTTGAAACCGCAGCCCGCTATCTTGGCTCGGCGCTGTACTGGATAGCTGCCAGTATCAATATCAAACCGGGCCATGATTATTATTTTTATATCCGCAGTGTGAATACTGTTGGCAAATCGGCATTCGTGGAGGCTGTCGGTCGGGCGAGCGATGATGCGGAAGGTTACCTGGATTTTTTCAAAGGAGAAATCGGGAAAACACATCTGGCCCAGGAGCTGTGGACGCAGATTGATAACGGTCAGCTTGCGCCGGACCTGGCTGAAATCAGGACGTCCATTACGAATGTCAGCAATGAAATCACGCAGACCGTCAATAAAAAACTGGAAAATCAGAGTGCGGCAATCCAGCAGATACAGAAAGTTCAGGTTGATACAAATAATAACCTGAACAGCATGTGGGCCGTGAAACTGCAGCAGATGCAGGACGGACGCCTTTATATTGCGGGTATCGGTGCCGGTATTGAGAATACGCCAGCAGGAATGCAGAGTCAGGTGCTGCTGGCGGCAGACAGGATTGCGATGATTAATCCTGCGAATGGCAACACAAAGCCGATGTTTGTTGGTCAGGGCGATCAGATATTTATGAATGAAGTGTTCCTGAAATATCTGACGGCTCCCACCATTACCAGCGGCGGTAATCCTCCGGCATTTTCCCTGACACCGGACGGGCGGCTGACGGCGAAAAATGCCGATATCAGCGGTAACGTGAATGCGAACTCCGGGACGCTCAACAACGTCACGATTAACGAGAACTGTCGGGTTCTGGGAAAATTGTCCGCGAACCAGATTGAAGGCGATCTCGTTAAAACAGTGGGCAAAGCTTTCCCCCGGGACTCCCGTGCACCGGAGCGGTGGCCATCAGGAACCATTACCGTCAGGGTTTATGACGATCAGCCGTTTGACCGGCAGATTGTTATTCCGGCGGTGGCATTCAGCGGCGCTAAACATGAGAAAGAGCATACTGATATTTACTCCTCATGCCGTCTGATAGTGCGGAAAAACGGTGCTGAAATTTATAACCGTACCGCGCTGGATAATACGCTGATTTACAGTGGTGTTATTGATATGCCTGCCGGTCACGGTCACATGACACTGGAGTTTTCGGTGTCAGCATGGCTGGTAAATAACTGGTATCCCACAGCAAGTATCAGCGATTTGCTGGTTGTGGTGATGAAGAAAGCCACTGCAGGCATCACGATTAGCTGAATTTTATAACCCAGATACGGGCGCCAGAAATGGCGCCTTTTTTATTGCAGAAAAGCGAGAGGTAATTATGCGTAAATTATGTGCTGTTATTTTGTCCGCAGTAGTCTGGCAGGTCGCCGCTGCTACGCCAGCGAGTGCAGCAGAACATCAGTCCACGCTGAGCGCGGGGTATCTCCATGCCTCGACGAACGTTCCCGGTAGTGATGATCTGAACGGGATTAACGTGAAATACCGTTATGAGTTTACGGACACGCTGGGGCTGGTGACGTCATTCAGTTATGCCAATGCCAAAGATGAGCAAAAAACGCATTACAGCGATACCCGCTGGCATGAAGATTCCGTGCGTAACCGCTGGTTCAGCGTGATGGCGGGGCCGTCTGTGCGCGTGAATGAATGGTTCAGCGCGTATGCGATGGCGGGTGTGGCTTACAGCCGTGTGTCGACTTTCTCCGGGGATTATCTCCGCGTAACTGACAACAAGGGGAAAACGCACGATGTGCTGACCGGAAGTGATGACGGTCGCCACAGCAACACGTCTCTGGCGTGGGGGGCTGGCGTGCAGTTTAACCCGACCGAATCCGTGACCATTGACCTTGCTTATGAAGGTTCCGGTAGTGGCGACTGGCGAACGGATGCATTTATTGTTGGTATCGGATACCGTTTCTGACAACAGACGCCGATTTATCTTCTGTAAATATTGTTATGATACGCAGGTTCATCCACCTTATGGGGTGAACTGCGTTTGAGGAAACGTAAAGTTACACTGTCCTGAAGCCCGTGGCGTCACTGCTGCGGGCTTTTTTTATTGGTGGAAAAGTATGACAGTAAAAATTTCTGGCGTGCTTAAAGATGGCACAGGAAAACCAGTACAGAACTGCACCATTGTGCTGAAGGCCAGACGAACCAGCAGCACGGTGGTGGTGAACACGGTGGCCTCTGAAAATCCGGATGAAGCCGGACGTTACAGCATGGATGTTGAGCATGGTCAGTACAGCGTCACCCTGCTGGTTGAAGGTTTTCCGCCTTCACATGCCGGGACCATTACCGTCTATGAAGGTTCCAGACCAGGTACGCTGAATGATTTTCTCGGTGCCATGACGGAGGATGATGTCCGACCGGAGGCACTGCGCCGCTTTGAGCAGATGGTGGAAGAGGTGTCACGTAACGCCTCCGCGGTTGCACAGAATACGGCAGCCGCGAAAAAATCAGCCAGCGATGCCAGTGCATCAGCCAGCGAGGCGGCAACTCATGCAACCGATGCTGCAGCCTCAGCACGTGCCGCCAGCACGTCAGCCGGACAGGCCGCGTCGTCGGCTCAGTCAGCGTCTTCCAGCGCAGGAACGGCATCGACAAAGGCCCGTGAAGCAGCAAAAAGTGCTGCTGCTGCAGAGTCATCAAAAAGCGCGGCAGCTACCAGCGCCAGTGCCGCGAAAACGTCAGAAACGAATGCCGCAGCATCACAAAAATCGGCAGCCACTTCTGCATCCACAGCGACCACGAAGGCGTCAGAAGCTGCCACCTCGGCACGGGGTGCGGCGGCCTCAAAAGAGGCAGCGAAATCATCAGAAACGAACGCATCATCAAGCGCCAGTAGTGCCGCTTCCTCGGCAACGGCGGCAGGCAATTCCGCGAAGGCGGCAAAGACGTCTGAGACAAACGCCAGGTCTTCTGAAACGGCAGCGGGACAGAGCGCCTCGGCTGCGGCAGGCTCAAAAACAGCGGCTGCGTCGTCTGCCAGTGCCGCGTCAACAAGTGCCGGGCAGGCCTCAGCCAGTGCCACCGCCGCCGGAAAATCGGCAGAAAGCGCCGCATCATCCGCTTCAACAGCCACAACGAAGGCTGGCAAAGCCACTGAGCAAGCCACTGCAGCAGCGAGGTCTGCTTCTGCAGCAAAAACCTCTGAAACAAATGCAAAGACTTCAGCAGACAATGCTGCTTCCTCTAAGGCGGCAGCCGCATCGTCAGCCAGTTCAGCGGCGTCATCGGCATCATCTGCGTCTGCTTCAAAAGATGAGGCGACCAGACAAGCGTCAGCAGCGAAAGGTAGTGCCACGACAGCAACAATGAAAGCATCAGAGGCAGCTGGTAGTGTGACGGCGGCAGCTCAGAGCAAAAGTACGGCGGAATCCGCGGCAACGCGCGCCGAGACAGCAGCAAAACGGGCAGAGGATATTGCATCCGCCGTGGCGCTGGAGGATGCGAGCACGACGAAAAAGGGGATAGTACAGCTCAGCAGTGCGACCAACAGCACTTCCGAGTCACTGGCGGCAACGCCAAAAGCGGTTAAGGCGGTAATGGGTGAAACGAACAAGAAAGCGCCCTTAAATAGTCCTGCACTGACCGGAACGCCAACAACACCAACTGCGCGACAGGGAACGAATAATACCCAAATCGCAAGCACGGCTTATGTTATGGCTGCGATCGCTGCCCTCGTGGACTCGTCGCCTGACGCACTGAATACGCTGAACGAGCTGGCTGCGGCGTTGGGCAACGACCCGAATTTTGCGACCACCATGACTAACGCGCTTGCGGGTAAGCAACCGAAAGATGCCACCCTGACGGCGCTGGCCGGGCTTGCTACTGCGGCAGACAGGTTTCCGTATTTTACGGGGAATGATGTTGCCAGTCTGGCAACCCTGACAAAAGTTGGGCGGGATATTCTTGCGAAATCGACCGTTGCCGCCGTTATCGAATACCTCGGTTTACGAGAACTCGGCACAAGCGGGGAGAAAATACCGTTACTCAGTACAGCGAATACCTGGACTAATCGACAAACATTCAGCGGTGGCCTTTCTGGTGAACTATCCGGCAATGCTTCTACAGCTGCAAAATTAAAAACTGCCAGGAAAATAAGCAATGTGGCTTTTGATGGTTCCTCCGATATCACATTAAAAGCAAGTCATGTTGGTGCGTTTGCCTTAGGGAAAACAGGAAGCACCGTTGCGAATGATAAAGCAGTTGGATGGAACTGGAGTAGCGGAGCCTATAACGCAACTATTAGTGGTGCATCAACGTTAATTATTCATTTTTATATGGGAGAAGGAAGTTGTCCTGCAGCTCAGTTTCGGATTAATTATAAAAATGGCGGTGTTTTTTATCGTTCAGCCCGTGATGGTTATGGTTTTGAAGCCGACTGGTCCGAATTTTACACCACCACCAGAAAACCTTCAGCAGGAGATGTTGGTGCACTGCCGTTATCTGGTGGTCAACTGAATGGTACACTGGGTATCGGAACATCCAGTGCTCTTGGCGGTAATTCGATTGTATTGGGTGATAATGACACGGGCTTTAAACAAAATGGCGATGGTAATCTGGATGTTTATGCTAATAACGTCCATGTTATGCGCTTTGTCTCCGGAAGCATTCAAAGTAATAAAACCATAAATATTACAGGGCGTGTTAACCCCTCGGATTACGGTAACTTTGATTCCCGTTATGTGAAAGATGTTCGACTTGGTTCACAG